GTGCATATCGAAGCCGGGGGAGGGGGACCCACTATGGGCCGGGGGGCTCATCACGGGTTTTGCCGCACAGAATGGGCGCGACAACTCACTTTGGGTCATCGTCCTCATCCTCGTCATCGTCCACCAATTCGGCGATGACCTGCTCACTTTGCGACTGTAGCACGGCAAGCTGGGCATCGTGCCCCAAATTGGGCGTGACATCCAGCAATGGGGTCGGTGTCTCATTTGGCAAGGCATGACCCGAAATGGGGGATTTGCGCGCAAGCGAGATTAGTGCGGCCAAATGGGCGTTTGGCCCATGTTCGACGTTTACGTCGATTTTCGCCTGCTTTGGTATCGGGGCAACACGGGCGAGCACTTCCTTCGCCGCGCCCAGAGCGACGCTTTCATTATCGGATCGCAGTAATTGCTCTAGTCGCGTTACTGCGACGGGCCCAAGGCCCTCAATGAGCCGTTTGGTTCTAGACTGGCGCAAGGTCAATCCGCCCGGATTGCCTGATTTGCCCTTTTCCCAAGTCATACTGTGTAGCCCTCTAAGTCAATGTAACATTATAACATTTCAGATAGAGCGCAAGGTGTCGCCCCAAAATGGTCCAAGGGCGTAAAAATGGGGCAAGATTTTTCTTGAATGTCCAATGAGCCTAGTCAATTATATTGACAGCAACCAAGGAGAAACACCCATGGATATCACGGTGCAAATCAAAAATGTCTACGGAAACGAGATGATTTATCCTGTCTGCGACAAGGCAAAGATATTCGCGGCGCTGACTGGAACAAAGACACTGACACGCGAAGCGGTCGCTAAAATAAAAGCCCTTGGTTATTCCGTCTCTGTCCAAACCCCGACACTGTAAAAGGAGCGAAAACCGTGCACACTTACGAGATCGAGATCACAGACACCTTTGGTGGAGAGGCCAATTATTGCTGGGTGCGTCGCCATTCGTTCGCCATGCCTGAGATGACGCACTATGGCTATGACGGCTCTCAGGGTTACACCAAAGCCGCTAAGACCTATCGCCGGGAGCTAGTCAAACGCGCCAAAGCTTTGGCAGGGTGGACAGGCGCGCGTTGTGAGGTAACAGACTTTGGCGACACTGTAGAGATTAGACCGCGCGGCGCTTGCATGGTCGCTTTTGTAACATTCAAAGAGGGAGAATAATCATGTTTAGCATCTCTTACGCGATAGTGACCGAAGAAAGCGCAGAGAATGGCGAAGCTGAAGAGATAGGCATGGAGCATGAAGGCCTGACTTTGCGCGAGGCCTATGACCTCATGCGCTGGCATGGTCACGCCATGCAAGCTGATTGCTGGCCCATCTCAAAGCATAATCCGCCTCGTTGGCTTTCGTGGGAAGCTGAGCAGGATTACCAAACGGGCGCTTATACAGAGCGAGATCTTCACCTCCCGCAAAATTTGACCGCATCAAGCCGCGTTAGAATTGCACGTCTTTTTGGCCTTAAAACAGAGCAAGGAGCTTAAACTGTGAAGATCAAAACTCTGTCAGACTTTCGCGCCGCCATGCGAAATGGCCCATATGCTTGGCCCGGAGGGTACCCCCTTTATTTCATCACGAATGATGGGGCGGCGCTTTCGTTCAAAGCTGCAAAAGACAATGCGCGGTCAATCATTGAGAGCATCGCACACAATGCGCGTGATGGGTGGCGCGTTGTCGCTTGTGACGTGAATTGGGAAGACGACAGTCTGCTATGCGATGCAACATTTGAGCAAATTCCAAGCGCATATGGGGAAGGGTGAGTTATGTCTTACGAAGTCAACGGCGCTCTAAAATTCTGGGAAGAAGACGTTTATGCCAAAGGGTGCATTAGTAACGGCGGCTCAACGTGGATTGATATTCGCTGGCAGGCTGACAGTCTCCCGGAGCTTGTTGAAAAACTTAACAGCTTTGCAGGTAATGATGACCCGGGAGCCGTGCTCTATGATGCCTGCGAAGAAGAAGGGCGGATAGACATTCAGGTCCTAGAGACATACGAAAGCAACGCACCGACTGAAGCTGACCTTGCCGCATGGAAAGAAGGCAAGCGCCGTCTATGGTTATGCGACTATTCTTTTAAGGTTGAGCGCGTAGAGCGCCAAGCCGTCAATCTCACAAATGAATTACAAGGAGCCTAAGCTATGACTGATAAGACCTATAACGGCTGGACCAATTACGCTACTTGGCGCGTGAATTTAGAAATCTTTGACGGCATTGACCCGGAGGATATGGGCTGGACTGGCATAGAGCCTTATGACCTCGCGCCCATTCTGCGCGAATATGCCGAAGAGCTGATTGAAATGACCGCTCCCGAAGGTCTAGCGCGCGACTATGCCCTAGCCTTCGTGGATGACGTCAATTATCGGGAGATTGCAACCATGTTGCTGGAAGCTTATGCGGAGGAAGCGGCATGAGCGCCAACCCCGTTTATTGGCTCCTTGTCGCGCTATTCTACGCGCTCCCGCTCGCGCTCTTATGGGACATGCTCGCGCCATGATTATTGTCGCTGAGATCATTGGGGGAATCATGCTCTTTGCGGCGCTAGTCAATCTGGCGCGCACCAAGCCCTAAAGGGTCATTGCGCCCCATGCGGCAATGAGCGCCGCTTCAGCCTTGTTATGGTCTTTTTTTAAGGGCCAAAAATCGTCAGAACCAAAGAGCCGCCCGGCGAACAGTCGGGCGGCTTCTTTGTCTGGGGGACAGTCTAAGGCGCGTTTCCAGACGCTAGAGACTACAAGCTTATGACGCGCGCCATGCGCCCTTAGTGCCGCCTGTAGCACGCCCATGGTCGCGCCCATGGAGAAAGCCGTTGAGCCAGATATACCTGGCGCTGCAATCATCCTTTCGCAAACGATGCAATCAGCCTCCATGCTTGCTAGCAATTCTAGCAAGGGCGGCAGGTCAATGTAGCGCCGCACCTTGCCGATCTTTGTTTGTTCGGACCATAAGGGCAAGGGCTCGATCTGTAGCGCTTTGAAAGCGCCGCGCCCATCTCGCTCCACTAGCGCAAGCGCCCCAGATATTCCCGGGTCAATCCCTAAGACAATAGCCATGCCGCACAATATGACGCCACCTTGACGGCACGTCAATTCGAGCAGCAAAGCTCATTGTGGGTTTTGTGCCTTATGCCTCATTGTGGGTTTTGTGCCTTATGCCTCATTGTGGGTTTTGTGCCTTATGCCTCATTGTGGGTTTTGTGCCTTATGCCTCATTGTGGGTTTTGTGCCTCATGCTCCAAAATGGGTTTTGTGCCTCACGCCTTATTTTAAGATCCATGCCCCATTTTAGGTCAATCCCCATTTTGGGGCGCAAAACCGTGTGGCTGCAAAAGCCCCTCAAAAATAAGTCCACTTGGTCCAGCTTTTCTAAAAACCAATCTAGCAAAGTTTGGACGTGGCGTTCTTTTCCAGAAGGGGTGGGGTATTAGACTTTAGTCTATTCCTTCCGTAAGGGTAGTAGACACCACCTCATTTTTGAGGGTTACCCCGTACACCAAGGGCAAAAGGGGGCACAACGTAGCAGGCCACTAGATAGAAAGGGGTAGAGATGTGTGTATTACTTAGATTTATAAAAAGTGGTGTCTAGGTGTCTATTTTTGAGGTTAGTGCTTTGCAATCATTGAAGAAAAATGGTAGTAGCCACCACTTTTCCGAGAATAGCAGTGGTGTCTAGGTGTCTAACTAGAGCACTCCGACACTAGACACCAAGGTGTCTATTTTTAAGGGTGGTGTCTAGGTGTTTTTTGGGTGGTGTCTACCCCACGCCGTGCCCCAAAACGGGCCAACGCTGCTAGTTTTGCCCCTTGTGAGCCCACCAACCTTATGCCATGTTGACTAAGACAACGGGCAATAGAGCCGGTTGCTTAAAAAGGTTAAAGATCATGGCAAAGCGCAAAACAACACAGACACCGAAGACCGATTGGCAAGAAGTGAGCGTCCGCCAGCGGACCCTATTGGCAGACACCTCCACGGCTGTTTTCGATCTGGAGATGTCCCTCAAGGCTCTTTCAGACAACTACTGGACGATTGACGCTGACTCCCTGAGCTGCCTGATTTCCTCGCTGTCCCGCACAGCGTCTGACATCCAGCAGCGGATCGACTTGCACTTGGCCTATATGCCAACGCCGGAGGCGGAATGATGCACGCGAAAACAATTCTCGCAGATTACTTCTGCATGGATGCGGCTGAAATGCCCCGGTATGAGTACCAGCCTACTCATTGGACGATGCCACGGTTGTTCAGCTTTGCTGAAGGGGACTTGTTTTGTGTTCCGGCCAAGGGCCGACGGGTTCCTATAAATTATGCCGGGCGCTCATGGGCAGTCTACGACACCCATAAAGGCCGCGAGATCTGGCGTGCTGTTGAAGAAGGAACGGAGTAATGCCCTTACCTCAATCCATCGTTTACGCAGAGGCTAATTGGGACGAGGGCGCATGGTGGGCGACGGTCCTCGCCTCCGACCATACGACGCAGCTAGTGTCCCGTGGCCCGTATCCCGATCAGTCTGCCGCTCAACACGCGGCGGTCTTGATCGCGGAGAAGTTAGCGCAGCACGTGAAAAACTTGGAGTGGAGAAAATGGGAAAAGTGAAGGAACTGCTGTTGGACGATGACTGGGATGAGCCGGTGTTCCCTGTTTCGCTCGAACGGCACCCAAATGACCGGACCTTTTACACTGTCAATTATTACGGCAAAGAGGTCGGGTTCGTGCAGTGGTCCCGTGCCACGCAGACGTGGCGGGCTGTGTCCGCCGTGACGCACCGCGTCTCCCACGTGGACAGTCAGAATATGGCTATCAATAAGGTAATGGAGGAAATGGCATGAAACTCAACCAAGCAAATAACGGGGACATTGTCCTGTTGCCCGTCAAGGTATTGGACAACATGGCATGGGCATCGCCCGGTGCGCCGACGGTCCGCGTGGAGTTCGAAGAGGGCAACGACGGCAAGACGATCATGCACCTCAATCGCTACACGCAAGTCCATCCCCTTGTTGCGCTCGACGAGGCGGCGCGTCCCATTGAAGTTGATGACATTGTCTTCGTGGCGTTCGAGGACGGTAAATGGCAGGTTGCGGACCGATACCAAGATCAGTTGTTCCTGACCCCGTACATGGATATTGCGGAGGCGCTGTCTGACTATCCGCGTAGGGCATTAGTGGCCGACGTTGTCGATTGCTACCACGTCTCTCCAAAGGGAGGCCGGTGATGTTCCCGAAGCTGTTCGACGTAGTGATGGCGATGCTGGCGGTGCTTGGCTTTGCCGTGGGATTGATCGCGGCCATCATCATGGTGCTGCTGATGACGAAGGAAGTGTGCGCGCAGGGTGCTTGTGTGACAAACACCTACTTCGTCGAGGGCAAGATGGTCGTGTGCCAGACGTGCTGTCAGGGCAACAACTGCAACACGGTGTGCTTCTGATGCCCAAATGGACCCAAAGGTTCCTTGATATGGCGGCGGTCGTGGCGGAGTGGTCGAAAGACCCCTCCACCAAGGTCGGCGCAGTTGCCGTGGCCCCTGACAGTCGGGCCGTCCTCTCGACGGGCTACAATGGCCTGCCGAGAGGCGTGGAAGACCTGCCGTGCCGGATGGAGCGCCCCGGCAAGTATCTCTGGACGGCGCACGCAGAAGAGAACCTCGTCGCGCACGCCGCCCGTGCCACGCTGCGCGGGGCCACGGTGTACGTGACGCACCTGTGCTGCGCGAACTGCACGCGGATGCTCATTAACGCAGGTATCAAAAAGATAGTTTGCGGGCCCGGTCTGACGAACATGGACTATGAGCATTTCGCTGTCGCCCGGCAGATGATGAAAGAAGCTGGGATAGAGCTGGAGGTGGAAGATGTCCAACAATGATGGGGCCGCAGTGGCGCAATACATGGCCGTGGGCGAAGAACTCTCGCGGGCGATGGTGGAAGTGGCGCACCTGCGTGATGCACTGCGGAAGATACGTGATTATCCCGGTAACAACCCGGTCATTTATGACGGGGATGATGTTATCGACATGAAAGAGATTGCCCGCGCCGCACTTGGGGAGGAAGAGTGATGATGGATTATTTCGAAGATTTGGAAGATGAAATTGCCCGTCTTAAGGTATTATTGGACATCAAAGACCGCGAGTTAAAGGCGTCTCGCGCTGTGGTGAAGGCAAGTTATTGGTGGCTCGCATACACCTATCAAGGGCATCTGGTCGATTTCTCAAAGAACATCGACATGACTGTCTTCGAACGCGGACTTCGCGATTTGATGCCGAACGCAGACAGAAACCTTTACGACGCCCTTGCTGCGTATGAGGAGGCGATGAAATGACCGACAGTCTCATCAAAAATCTGCGCGATCTTGCGACGTTCGCCCATGCGGACCTGTCGGTAGCGGATGAAGCCGCCGACGAAATAGAGCGGCTGCGTGAGGCGCTGCGTGAATATGTCGCCACCGTCGTGTGTGAAGAAGGCGTCGCGTTCATAGACCGGATGCCGACTGCGGAACTTCGACTTCTTGTCGAGTCTGTGAGTAAGGAGGACAAATGATGAGTAAGATAGAGTATGCCGCTTGGTTGACTGCAATCGTCGTTGCTTCAATTGGGTTGATCGTGGAGGGGTTAAAATGATGGACTATTTTGAAGAGTTAGAGGATGAGATCGCCCGGCTTAAGGTACTATTGGACATCAAGGACCGCGAGTTAAAGGCGTCTCGTAAGGTTGTTTATAACGCGTACTGGGACTTGGCCTACGAGTGGCAGTCGCACTTATTTGACGTTCCAAATGGAATGTTGGCGAGCGACGACATGTCGAAAAAGTCGCCGATCATCGACATGTCAATTTTTGCGCCGGAGGTTTACCCAATGATGGCAAGATTAGATCAACTCTTATACGACGCTCTCGCTGCTTATGAGGAGGCAATGGAATGACCGACAATCTTGTGACGCGACCCACCAGCAGAAGTAAGGCAAGAACACCAGATGATTTGATAAGGCTTTTGCGGGGCGAAGAGTGCGATGACTGTGTAAACAACTTTTGCACTTGTGATGTAATTGAACGCGCCGCCGACTGCATTGAGGCGCAGGCCAAACGCATTGAGCAACTGGAAGAGGCGCTGCGTGAAATCGTTGAAAAGACACGCGATGCTCACCCGATGTCGTATTTAGCTGACTATTTCAGAATTGCCCGCGCCGCGCTTGGGGAGAAAGAGTGATGAGAGACATCACAGACAGATTGCGCGGTTTAGTGCCGCACTGTGAAGATCATGCGGACTATACGGAAGATGATCTTCTGATCCTTCAATCGGCAAAGGAAATAGAACGGTTGCGCGAAGAAGTGGCAGACATGCGGAACTTATTTGCGCTGATTAATGACGCCGCGCTTGGGGAGGAAGAGTGATGGCCGGTCCGCGCATGTTCTACAGCTTAGGCTCTTATGAAGATTATCTGCGTCGATCATGCGAGTTCAATCGCCGCGCCGCTGAACAGCGAGAGCCGCCACGGGATTTAGGTGAGCTTCTACGTCTTGACCGTGATGAGATCATTTATCTGCCGGGTCCAAAGGCAACGACAAATGCAATCGGCGTCCCTCTGATCCGCGCAGCGTTTGGGGAGAAAGAGTGATGATCGCTGCCATCTTCGCGGCGGTGTTCTCTATCCAGTCAGCTCCGCTCAATACCACGGACGCTATGCTGGACGCTGCCGCAGACCGGCACGGCCTTCCCCGGCAATTAGTCCACGGAGTGGCGTGGGTCGAGAGCCGCAAGAGATGCGGGGCAAAGAACGGCCAGTATAAGGGCATGATGCAGGTGGGTCGTGCGGCGGCACGTGAAGTCGGGCTCCCCCACCCATTTCGGGCGTGTGAGGATGAGATAGAGGCTGGCGTAAGGTATCTGGCCGTGGCAGTCTCTAAGGGTGGAACGGGTTGTGCGGGGGTATCGCTCTACCAATCCGGCCATGGGGCCAAGCCCCGGTGTACCGCCTACGGCAAAAAGGTCTTGAGAGCAGCGGAGAGGAAAGATGGGTGACATAGTTGAACGGCTGCGTGAACAACCAACCATGAGTAGCTTTGCAAATATTGGCGATATGGTGGGACGGTTGAACCATGAGCGTGAAGAAGCCGCCGACGAAATAGAGCGGCTGCGTGAGGCGCTGCGTAAAATCAGCAATATGGGTCAGACGAACGTGCCGGATCATTGGGACTTTCGCGTGAAGGCAAGAGAAATTGCCCGCGCCGCGCTTGGGGAGAAAGAGTGATGGGTGAGTATTTCCGTTATCAGTTTGAAGATGTGCCCGTGCGTTACGAAGGCAAAGAAGTTTACGCGACAGGGGAAGCAGAGCTTTACTACGAGCTAGACCTCCCCGACCCGGATGTCGGGATCAATACAATGGGCGTGGATTGGGAAGTGTCTTCGATGGGGCTTGAACTGGTCGAAGAAGACGGCGACCAAGTCCTGCTCACGGGAGACGCGGCCATCGACTGCTTGGGCGTTTACCGGCAAATCTACCAGCACTTGCGCGACAATGAGAACGATGTCGTGGACCGTGTGCTGGCGGACGTAGCGTGGTCTTGATTTCCGTCTAGGGAACTAATACCGTTTTCCACAACACGGAGGCGGCTGTGGAAAACTGTAGAAACTGTAAGTTTTGGGACCACGATGGACTGTCGTCTTACGGCATCTGTCGCGCGGTTCCGCCAGCCGGGCAATTAGGCTGGCCGCGCGTGCAGCCAGTGGATTGGTGCGGCGCGTTCGTGAAAGATGAAAAAGCTGTGGAAAAGGTAAAAAATGTCGGTCGCCCAGTCAAAACTCGTTAAGCACTACAAGGAAGTCCGCGCCCGTCTGGAGGGCAAGCCTGCGGTGGCCGCGCCAGTGGTCATGCTGCCAGCGCCTGAGCCAGTGCCGGAAGTGGTCGAAAAGCGGAAGTCTGATTTCGAGAACCGTTCCGAAGCAATCAAGGAATGGGTGCAGCGCGAGATGGCGCGCTGGGACAACGTCCCCAAGATCTCGACCACAATCAATATCAATAAGCTCATCCAAGAAGTGGCGGAGAAGTACAAAGTCCCGCCCACGCTGATGCTACAGGATAGCCGGTGTCGGCCATTAGTCTTCGCCCGGCACGAATTGTTTTATCGCTGTGTCATGGAGAAGGGTTGGAGTTACGCCCGCATTGGGCGCTACTTCGACCGCGACCATACAACCGTGCTGCACGGCGTTCGCACGCACGCAAAGAAGTACGGCCTGCCGCTACCAGAAGGAGTGAAGTGCTAATGGACGAAGAGGAAGATTTCGTTGACGAAGTCCCGCCATTCCAGCCCTCCGAACTGGCACAAATGGCATCATCCTTGGTTGCCTTATCCCGAGCCGTTGACAATGCCAGAGATCGTCACGCTAGAACCCATCTCCTCACCGCCATGTCGGGCATCGCTTACATGCTCAACCCACCCCGAGGAGAACTCGTCGTTGCTTCCGACAACGGAAAGCGGTGACGTGGATTATCGGTCGTTGTGGGTTTCCGCACAGGCGGAACTCGCGGTCGAACGGGCAGTCAGAGAAACCTATCAGCACATCGCAACAGAGCGACTGCTACGCATCATGGAGTTAGAGAATGGCCGTTGACCTAGAACCGATTTTCGAGCGGGCCGAAGACGCGAACCTTACCCACGCGCTGTTAATCGGGATCTCTCACGACAACAGCTCATTCCATATTTATGGCGATGAGGAAATGCTCGCGCCAATCGCCCTGACCCTGTTGGCCGTGGCGCAGAAGTTGGTGGTCGAAGACCTTGCCAACATGGACACTGGGGTTTTGAATTGAATCTTTGGAAACACCAAGCTGAAGTAATGCCCGCCCTAAAGAGCGGGCATTTTCTTCTCGCATGGGAACCCGGCTGCGGGAAGACCCGGCCATTGTTGGAGGCGGGAAAGGACGGTCGGCAGCTTTATATCTGCCCGGCTGCAATCCGTTTCCAAGTCGCTGAAGAGGCGGTGCGATACGGCGCACGTGTACAGGAAACTGTACAGGTCTTGCGTAACGGCAAAGACAAGTTGCGCTCGGATGCGACGTTAGTCATCTGTTCATACGATCTGATGGCTACGCCTCCTGTTTGGCGGCAACTTTTTGCAGCCGAATGGGATAGTTTGGTCCTAGACGAAGGCCACATGCTCAAGACCCCGTCCGCCAAACGGACGCGGGCCGTGTATGGCTTCAAGGCGGACAGTGCGGGTGCGTTGTTCCGGCGCGCAAAGCGTGTTTGGGTGGCAACCGGCACGCCGATAATGAACGATCCCAGCGAGATCTGGACGCACGTCAGTCGGTTGTTCCCGGAAGCCAAAGGCGATTGCCGGACACTCTCGCAATGGATCGAACGCTACTGTCAATATATTGACACCCCCTATGGGCCGAAGATCTTTGGTGTCAAAAATCTGGACGAACTGCGGCAGAAACTGGGGCCAACGATGTCCCGCCTGCGGAAGAAGGACGTGCTGAAAGATTTGCCGCCGTTGCTGGTGGACACGTTCGTCGTAGAGCCGCGCGACATTGATTTGACCGACGTGCCAATGGACGCGCTGGAAGAATTGGAACGTCTGCTACGGGATGACGCCGATGCTATCACTGCGATCACTGCGCTATCAGTTCCTTTGTCTACTCTCCGCCGCCGCATTGGTTTGGCGAAAGCGAAAGCGGTTGCGGAGGCGGTTCAAAACTACATCTGGTCCGGTGGTGACAGTAAAGTGCTGGTCTTCTTCCAGCATACCGATGTCGGGCAGGAGATATTTGACGCGCTGCGGTTTAATGGGCCGGTCCTTTATCAAGGTGGAATGACACCGACCCAAAGAGAAGCCGCGCTCAAAACCTTCCACCAAGATCCGAAGTGCAAAGTCTTTATAGGTCAGATACAAGCCGCAGGCACCGGGCTCAATCTGCAAGTGGCGGACCGTGTGTTCATCGCAGAACCGGCGTGGACACCCGCGCTCAACGAACAAGCCATCGCCCGCTCATATCGGGGCGGACAGACCGTTATGGTCCACGCTTCCCTGTGTGTATTGAAAAAGTCAGTTGACGAAGATGTGACTAGGGTGCTAGTGCGTAAAGCCAAGTTAGTCAGTGAAATCGTGGACGGAGAAAAAGATGGCAGCGCACAGCAGGTTCGGAGCAAGCGGAGCGCATCGGTGGATGCGGTGTCCGGGGTCGATTAACCTCTCTGAAGGGATCGAGAACGTCTCGTCGGCATTTGCGGAGGAAGGCTCACGTCTCCACGCATTGTCAGAAGATATGCTGCGCGGCCAGACCCGGCTCTTCGACACTGAAGAGTTTACTGACGAGCAGCTTTCTGTCGCACAGGCATACGTGGACGTGGTCCAGCATGAACACATGAACCTTGGCGGCACGCTGCTGATCGAACAGCGTTTCAAACTCCCACAGCATCCTGAGTTCTTTGGCACGGCTGACGCGGTGATCGTATCGCCGCCGCACCTGCGCGTGCTTGATCTCAAGGCCGGTCGTGGCGTTGCGGTCGAAGTGGATTACGGCGGAAAGATCAATCCGCAGTTGGGTTTCTATGCGCTTGGCGCGCTGACCGTTGCTGGCAATCCAGAACAGTTTACCGACATTGAAGTAGTCGTGGTGCAGCCCCGGTTGGGCGGGGTAAAGCGCCGCAAGGTGACGCTAGATGAGTTGCAAGGATTGGCGAAGGAGCTAGTCCACGCTGCTTATTTAGCGTCACAACCTAATGCGCCCACCGCCGCAGGGTCGTGGTGCAAATTCTGTTTGGCTCGCGCGACGTGTCCGACATTGAAGTCGCACGTCAATACGCTTGCCAAGGACGATTTCGACGATCTGAAAGACCCGGCAGACATGACGGGTACGATGATCGCGGAAGTGCTGAACGAAGCTGATGTCATCGAAACGTGGCTGAAGGCGGTCCGTGATAGGGCTCAGAAGCAACTAGAGGGCGGCAATGTCGTTCCCGGCTGGAAGCTTGAGGCGAAGCGGGCACAACGGAAGTGGCGTGACGAGCGCATCGTGAAGCAGCGCCTTGCGTCGGAAGGGTTGAGTGATTTCTTGGAAGAGAAACTCATCACTCCGGCGCAGGCAGAGCGCCTTGCTAAGAAGCAGGGTGTCGTGGTTGATCTTGCTGACCTAGTCGTGAGCGAAAGCAGCGGGTTCAATCTTTCCAGAGACGTTCAGAAGGGTACTGCGACTTCTGCTGCGTCTGATGATTTCGCAGAGTAACAGGTGAAAGAGATGTCGAAGATTATCATTGGCCCCGGTCGTATGTCGTTCCCGGCTTTGTTTGAACCCGCGAAGAACCAAGACGGTTCGCCGGGAGACAAGTACCAGCTTACGCTGCTGCTTCCGCCGGACTACGACACGGCTCCGTTGGTGGAGGCGCTCAACGCTGCTGCCACGGAAAAGTGGGGCGCTGACAAGAGCAAGTGGCCTAAAGGTATGCGTGGCCCGAAGCTGGTCATTCGTGACGCAAGCGAGAAGGAACATCTTGCTGGTTATGCGGACGGATGGAAGTTCGTCGCGCTGAAGACGAAGAACCAGCCGGGTGTCGTGGACGCCATGAAGAACGAGATCGACGATCCGCGCGAAGTGTATGCGGGTCGTTGGGCGCGTGTCTCTGCGCGGGCTTACGCCTACGACAACGTGCTGAAGGGTGTCGGCTTCGCGCTCCAGAACGTGCAGTTGTTGCAGCATGACGCACCGTTCGGTGGTGGCGCTGGCCGCGCAAAGGACGACTTCGATGAGATTGCCGCCGAAATCGGTACGGCAGGAGATTGGGACAACTAATTCCCCCCCCCCTAGTTGTCCCAGAGGGCGGCGGTTTTCCAGTCCTTTCGCCGCCGCCCTCATTTTAATTCGGAGAGAACATGCTCAGAGTATTAGACCTTTTTAGCGGCATAGGTGGCTTCGCCATTGGTTTGGAAAAGACGAACGGGTTCCAAACTGTAGCGTTTTGCGAGATGGATCCGTTCTGTCATCAAGTTCTAAAGAAACATTGGCCGGAGACACCAATCTATGACGATGTCAAAACGCTCACGCAAGAAAGATTGCAGGCAGATGGAATTACCGTTGATGTTATCTGCGGAGGGTTCCCCTGCCAAGACATTAGCGCAGCAGGACGAGGTGCAGGTCTTGCAGGAGAAAGAAGTGGCCTCTGGTTTGAGTTCCACCGACTCATCAAAGAAATCAAACCGCGCTACGCGATCATTGAAAACGTTTCAGCCCTTCGATCTCGCGGATTGGACAAAGTCCTCTGGTCCCTTGCCGAGATCGGGTATGATGCAGAATGGCATTGTATACCCGCTTCCTCCATTGGTGCCCCTCACCAAAGAGACAGGATCTGGATTATGGCGTACCCCCAATGCAGGGGACAGCAAGAGGGGAACGTATGCTTCAAAAGAAGCGATGGACGCGCACTTAGCGAGGGGGAAACAGTTGTCTCTCCCGAATCAAATACGCCATCCTCATCTTTGGCCGACACCTCGCGCGTGCAGCAGCATGTCAGCAAAAATGACACCGAAGTTAGCGGCGCATCCTCATCCAAATTTAGAGACGGTAGTAGCACGTACAATGTGGCCGACACCAACGGCGCACAACGCGAAGGAAGGTGCCTTTCCAGCCGAGTATTTGAGAAATACGCCAACTCTAGCAGCAATGGCTGGTGGGAGACTGAACCCAACGTGGGTAGAGTGGCTTATGGGGTTCCCGTCTGGGCACACAGATTGCGAGTTCTCGGCAATGCGGTCGTCCCGCAAATCCCAGAAATAATTGGGAGAGCGATCCTTGCGTCTTCATCTAGACTTTGAAACTCGCAGCACCGTTGATCTCCGCGTCTCTGGCGCATACCGCTACGCAGAAGACCCGCAGACCGAAGTCATCATGGCCTGCTACGCGATTGACGAAGGCCCGGTGCAGACATGGTTGCACACGCAGCCTCTCCCAGAAGACCTACGCGCCGCACTAGAAGACGAGAACTGCATTGTCGTGGCGCACAACGCTGGCTTCGAAAAAGCCATGCTCACCTACATTCTAGGCCCGCGACACGGGTGGCCGGTCCCGCCCCCACACCGATGGGATGACACCGCCGCCCGCGCAGCGCGCCAAGCACTGCCACGCTCTCTTGAGGGCGCAGCAATGGCGTTGGGCCTAGAGGTCCAGAAGGACACTGAGGGGCGCTCACTGATGCTCCGCATGTGCCGCCCGCGCTCTGTTGCGGAAGACGGCAAGATCACATGGTGGGACGATGATGCCCGCATGAAGCGACTGGCGCAGTATTGCGCGACCGACGTGGAGGTCGAGCGCGAACTCGACAAGATCCTGCGGCAGTTGACCCCGGAGGAACGTGAGGTTTGGCTGCTGACGGAAGAGATGAACGACCGTGGCGTGGCGATAGACGTGGACTTTGCCACCTACGCTGTGCAGGTCGCGTCGGAGGCGCAGGAGGCGCTGAACAAGGAATTGGCTGAGATCACTGATGGCGCGGTCACGGCAGCGACGAACGTCGGAAAGCTGCGGCAGTGGCTGCTGTCCAAAGGTTTCGGAGTGCTGGAAGGCGAAGACGAGAGCCTCAATAAAAAAGCTGTGGAAAACCTTTTGAAGTCGGGAGCCATTCCAGACGATGTCCGGCGAGTGCTGGAGATCCGTCTGCTGGCGGGCAAGAGCAGCGTCAAGAAGTTCCAAGCCATGCTCGACCGGGTATCGAAGGACGGGCGCGTGCGTGGCAATCTCATGTACCACGGCGCTTCCACGGGCCGGTGGAGTGGGGCTGGGGTGCAATTACAGAACCTCCCGCGCGACACCGTGAAGGATTTTGATTGGTCCCGGAAGAACCTGACTGCGTCGATGGACAAAGTGCTGTCCACCCTGTCGCGCATGGTGCGCGGGTCGATCATGGCAGCACCCGACCATCGGCTCATGTGGGCGGACTATGCGGCGGTGGAAGCACGTGGCGTGGCGTGGCTCGCGGGCCAGACAGATCTGATCGACCTCTTCGCCAAGGGCGGCAAGGTCTATGAAGAAATGGCGGCTGTGATCTTCAACGTCCCGGCAGAAGAGATTGGCAAGGACAGTCTCGAACGCTTCCTTGGTAAGACCGTCATTCTCGGCTGCGGCTATTCGATGGGCGCGCAGAAGTTCCGCATGTCGTGCGCCGCGATGGGCACGGAGATCGACGAAGAGTTGGCCTACCGTGCGGTCAATGCCTATCGGAGCAATTACGCAAAGATCCCGCGCTTGTGGAAAATGCTGGACGAAGCGGCGATTGCTGCAATCGGGCAGCGTGGGCGTGAGACAACATACCGCTCTGTGTCGTTTTATGCGGACAAGAATTGGTTGCTTATCAAGCTGCCGTCTGGCCGCAAACTGTTCTACCGTGATCCACGTCTGGTGACTTATGCCGGTCCTTATGGCGAGAAGGTGAGCGTCGAGTATTCCGCCGTAAATAGCATGACAAAGAAGTGGAACCGTGAGCGGACGTTTGGCGGCAAACTGACAGAGAATATCGTGCAGGGCTTGTGCCGTGATCTGATTGCGGACGCGATGCTGCGCCTTGAAACGAGCGGCTATCCCGTCATTGCTTCTGTCCACGACGAAGTCATCAGTGAAGTGCCAATCGGGCAGGGGTCGATTGAAGAGATGGTGGCGCTGATGTGCCAGTTGCCAGAATGGGCAAAGGATTTCCCGCTTGCAGCGGAAGGTAAAGAAGGCGTGAGGTACGGCAAATGAATAATGATGAGTTAGCTAAAGAACTCGGCGGGATCTTGGATGAGGCGAAACAACTCGTAACTAAAGACAGAGCGGGGACGCATGGCAATGCAATCGAAACACTCGACGCTCTGGCTGAGTTTTGGCGCTCATACCTCTACGTTAGAACAGGGGATGCTATCCATCTTACTGGGTCTGATGTCGCTGAGATGCTTTGCATGTTAAAGCTGGCCCGCAAATGCACGGGCAAGTTCCACCGGGACAACTATGCAGATACGATTGGATATGCGGCCTTAGCTTTCGCCGCTGCACTATGGGAAAATCGAGATGAAGATTGAAAGTTCAGACGATTTGCTGAAGGCGGTTGAGGCTGCTCGAATTGAGCAGGGGCTTTCCGAACGTCAACTATCCGCCAATGCCAATATGTCACATGGCTCTTATTGGTGGTGGAAAACCCATGCAGGTACCACATCGCTGGACGTGGCGTTGCGGTATATTAGAACGCTCAATTTGAAGATCGAGGTTAGCTCCCAGTAAAAAAAAGGCCCCTTGCGGGGCCTAAGTTTACAGGGAGAATCACGGAAAAAGGGCACGGCGGTGCTGCGTCCTTGGTTTCCGATAGGGGGAACAATGACAGAGAATACTTTGAAGTACAAGGTCACTTTTGGACAATCCACGGCTCCGTTCATTGCCGCGCGGTTTCCGCAGAATGATCTGCTTCCCATCGTGCCGTTCGACGCGCCGTTGGCGAAGGGCACGACTGTTGCGCCGGAGATGCGTGGCAAGGTGCCGGGTATGTTCTCGCGCGGACAGTGGTGGGGTCTTGGTGGCGCATGGCCCACAATGGGCATCACCGATACACAGATTAAAAACGCTGCGCCGTGGCCCACAGAGAACGTCGGCCTGCGTGCCGAAAATTGGCCTGCGGTAGACATCGACGTTGCGTCGGATGAAGCACGCGAGCTAATCGAAGGCATCGCAGCCTTCCATCTGGGCGCTGCACCAGTGCGCGTCCGGGCCAATGCACCACGTGCGCTGTGCGTTTTCCGTCGCACGGGCGATGAACCGATCCGCAAGATGCGGATTGTTTTCCGTGACGCGGACAATGTCGAACACGCGGTTGAAGTGTTAGGCGCAGGTCAGCAGTATTTGATCGCCGGACGGCACCCAAGCGGTGTCATGTACGAATGGCGACCGAACGCGGATCTCGCGCAATACACGGCAGACGGTCTGACCAAAGTCACCGCCGCAGAGATGCGTGCGTTCATGGACGCAGTGGCTTCAGAGATCACTGGCCGTGGCTGGACTATTATCACCAACTCAAAGCTGAAGCAGTCGGTCACAAGCGGCGGCGTTGCTGTGGCAGACGCGGAGCCAATCATTGATCCGCAAATTGCTTTGGCGGCACTGAAGGCGATACCGAACAATGAAGAGACGTTACCACTACGGGAAGATTTCATTGGGTTGCTTGCATCGTTTAGGGCAGCAACTGGTAAAGCGTCATACGACCCGCAAATTGAAGAAGAAGTACGTAAGTGGGCGGAGGAGTACGAATGGGCAGACGCGGCTTATTTTGAAGGCGTATGGCGATCCCTCACCCATGTCCGCGTGGGACCGGACAAACTCTTCGCACTGGCAAAGCGCCACGGTTTTCACGGCGCGGCAGCGGCTGATTTTCCTGACGACAACTCTGTGGCCGAAGCAGAAAAGATTGTCGAAGCCGTCCAAACAGAAGAAGAGGAAGCGGAAGAACGACTTCGCGCGGTTTGTCGCCGTCTCGTTTACTGGGCAGACAAAGGTGTGTTCATTCTCCGCGATAGTGGCAAACAGATTACGGCTCCGATACTCAATGCGTTTCCCGGATTGGGCACAGAGATTGCTCCGGCTGGAACACGCGGCACTAGAGCGGCTGCAAATCAATTAGTAAACTCGAACGAGCTGCAACTCGTTGCGGGTTTAACGTATCTGCCGGGTCATCCGAAACTGGTCACTTGGAACTTTGGGAACGACAATGCTGTCTATTGGAACAAGTGGACGCCTTTTGAATTTCCGATGCCGGAAGCCGTCACTGACGCGGATGTTCGTCCGTGGCTGGATCACGTATGCTACCTATTCGAGAACGCGGAGGACCGTGAATATCTACTCGATTACCTTGCCCACATCGTGCAACACCGGGGGCGGAAAATACGTTGGGCCCCGATCATCCTCGGGGGTCAAGGTATCGGTAAGGACTTATTCCTGCGGCCTATTATCAAAGGGCTTGGCGAGCAGAACTCGCGCACGATCCAGCCGGAAGAACTCCTCGGGCAATTCATCGACTTTTATGAGAAGGAACTCGTTATTGTCGAAGAAATCATGCGGATGGAAAAAGGCAATATCTATGAAAAGATGAAGGCCGTGATCTCTGGCACGGCTGCGGACACGGTGACGATTGAACGGAAGTTTGAGCAATCTTACGATGTGCCGAACGTCGTCAACTTCGTGTTCTTCTCGAACCATTCGGACGCGCTGAACCTGTCAGAAGATGACCGTCGGTTCTTCGTAATCCATTCATACGCACGGCCACAGGCTTCGGATTACTATGTCGAACTCGCTGATAAGTTTTACCGGGAGCAGCAAGGCTGGCGGGCCGTGTTTGCATGGTTGAAGCAGCGCGACATTAGCGCCTTCAATCCTGACGCACGCCCACGCTTCAATGATGCCAAGGCCAGTATGATTGAAGACAGCCAGACCTACTATTCGCTCTGGCTGCGTGATGCACTTGCTGGAGGGTTCTTAAAGCACCGTTCTGTGCTGACGGCGATGGAAGTGCTGGACATTGTCCAAACTGACTTCGGGAATGTGCCGGACAAAGTACGCAAATCACTCGTCCACCAGAACCAAGTAGCGAAGTCGCTCAACTTCGCTGGATGGCACTACCGGGATCAGCGTGTGTCGATCAATGGCAGGCAGCAGCGTGTGTTTGTACGGTCCAAAGAATTAGTGGACACGTCAAACGAAATGCTCAAAGCCCGGTACGAAGCCGAGCGTGAGAAGAAGGTTTCGAGTATCGCGTGATGGACCGGGAAATGATGGTGCGGAGGATCGTAATGCTCCTCCGCGAGAACGGCATTGGTCAGGTCGAGGCTGAAATGTTAGCCGTCCAGATAGTCAGTATTTTCCTGCCAGCCAGTTGACGAGATAGGTCAGGCCAGATCCTGTAATCGCCGCAAGGCCAAGCACAACCTTAGAGCCGCCTTTCATCTCATGGAAGGCGGTTTTAATTTCTCTGAGATCGTCGCGCATTTCGTCAAGCGAACGCTTTAGTCCTTTAATCTCGGCTTCCATGCGCCCAATGTCTCGCTCTAAGCTTGCGTCGCTCATTTGCGCCCCCACTCATCCCAGAAGCCATTCCAATAGCCGCACCAGAGGCTATACCAATATCTGAATAGATCTTCGGTGTTCACTTCGACGTTCCCTTCGCCTTGTCATAGGAGCGAAGCGCACCAAGGCCAAGCATACCGAGAGTGAGGGAAAGCAGCGCGTCTGCATCGAAACGCGGTGGCTTAATAGCATAACCAAACCCAGCGCCAATCCAAACGACGATGGGGCCTACAAC